TTACACTCGGAATCGCCGCCGATAATAAAATTTATTTCATAAAACCATTATTTTATAAAACCATTTATTTCTAATAAAAATATTAATATATGTTTTTATTATAATGGAAACTAAAAGATTTCTTGTCTTTTTATTAGGATGTATTGGTACTAGATTATCATTGAGTATGTTAGCAAAATATATTACAATAGATTATTTACCATTTCTTACAATCATTACAATCCCCATAGCAATAAGTTTTATGTATCTTTATATATTTGGAAATGATAGGGCTGATCGACAATTAGAATGGCTTGGTGATAAAAAAATCTGGTGGGATGATTTGAGACCAGTTCATTCTATCTTATTTATGTTATTCTCTATAATGGCTATAAATAAATCATCTTATTCTTGGATAGTATTATTATTAGATACTGTTGTTGGATTGGTAGCATGGTTAAATCACCACAAATTAATTTTCTCATAAATTGTTTTATTTATAAATTAATCTCTTTCTTGTCACGATAACGAAATGCTCTATTTCTTAGCATTTCTTTATATTTCTCTTCACCCATTTCTTCTCTTTTCTTCATATTATAATTATTTGCACGTTCTCTAGAAGCTAGTTTTTCAGGTGTATCATCATGACATATAATATTATTGGTAGTACGCCATCCGTTTGTTGTCACAGTTTCTTTAGTTAAAACAGTGGTGAATTTATAAGTCTCATTCAGATAATCAACATATCGATTTAATTCAGATTGTAAGTCGTAAGAATTAATCCTTGTTTTGTATTGATGTTTCTTGTCATCAATCTTCTTACAAAATTGAATATAATCAGTACCATTTACGTTACAAATTGAAAAGTTATTTGGCATATCTGGTTTGGTATCATTTTGTATCTGTTCAAGTTCCTTAATAATATTCTTATATTTCTCTGGAATATGTTGAATGGTATAATTTGGAATTTTTAATTCTGGATATTTAGTATTTACATTTTCTATAAATTTATTTAATTCAGATTGAATATCATTTGATTTTAATTTATATTTTAAATTCTTTCTAACTTTATCAACTGATTTGTTAAATTCAAAATTATGATTACAAGATTTATCTTTAAAAATAGATATATTATTAGGTAGGTCTAATTCGTTTAGTTGTTCACATTTTGGTATTTCACTTTTTGGTGCTTCACTTTTCGGTATTTCACTTTTCGGTGGTTCACTTTTCAGTTCTATTACATCATTAGTTTGAATATTTTGTTTCATCTTATTATTATATTTTCTATTTTTATCTTTAATATAATTTTTATATTCCGTTTCAGTTAATTCATTTTTAATAATGTTATAATATCTATTTGCACGTTCTGTTGATTTTTTATAAGTAGTATTGATGATTTTATCAGTATAAACAAGATGCATATATCTCTGTATTGCCCATCTATTATACCAATCCTTAAATAATTCTTGAGCTGTATTAAATTTATAATTATTTAATTTATTAACAGTACCGCATAAATATTGTTTTGAATCTGGTCTTGTGAAACCAAAATATATTCCCTTTGGATTACTTGATATAATATCTTCTTTATTTAAACCTAATAATTGAATAGTACGGGTTATAACATCCATTTTTTTATAAGATGATGTATTAATACTATGAACTGAATTTAAATATTTTCTGCATATTGATGTTATTTCAGGTGGAATCCAAAAAATAGAATTACCTTTTGTGTTCCCAATATATTTTATTTCTTTTAATCTATCATATTGTATTGATTTACCATACAAGCCCGTAGTTACAATTCCAAGTAAATCCTGATTAAATTTAGTTTTAAATTTTTCAATAACTTCTTGACTAAATGCTAATTTAGCTAGTAATTTACCACCATTAAAATTAAAACCAAATGGTTGTATACTAACACAAGTAGAAAGATTCATAATATGATTTATTTTTTTATTTTTTATTTTCTCATCTTGCGACCATCCAATAAAATTATCACGTTCCATCATATGTAAAATATCTGAACTTAAACTCATAATACCGATATATTTATTTGTATGTTTATCTTTTACAAGAATACATATAATACGCCCCATAAAGTTATCCGGTTTATATGTTTTTAATGAAGAAACAGTCCACCTATAATAATTCCATATATCTCGTTGTTCTATTGTTTCAACAAATTCTAATTCAATATGTACTTTTTCTAAATCATAAATATCTCCATACCATTTTCTATATTCATAAAAATCTTTAGAATGTAGAAAACTTGGATTAGTTCTTTTAATTCCTTCCTTATTATCACTATATTTATTGAAAAATTTAATAATATCATCTTCTATTTTCTTAGTTCCATTTATATATTGAGTTATTTTCATACATTTGTTAATAAAATCATCTTTTGAATAATTCAATTTCATAGTATTACATGTAGTACAACAAGCAACACAATTTTCATTATTATATCCATCACAAGAATTTATTCTATCAATACCACCTGCGGGTTTTGTATGACAATATTTACATTTTTTATTAATCAATACAGTGTACTCTTCTTTTGATAAAATGAAGAGTTTATTTCTTTTTTCAGCATCGTATCGATAATTACTATAAGTTCTGGTTTTTGGTGTTATAAATAGATAATGGTCTGTATTACCATCATATAATTTTTTTTTAGTTACAATATGTTCACAAATTTTTATAAAATCATCTTGGGTACGGCTATTTTTCATTAGATTACATTGTTCACAACAAGGTACACAATTTGATTTTATATAACCTTTCATACTATCAATTCTATCGATACCACATACCATATCAGTATCATTATCTCCACAATAATGGCAATTTAATTGAATTATTTTTGATATTTCATCGTCTGATAGTTCCATATTAATATCTCTTTTTTTTGCACCGCTTTTAATATCATAAATTTTATTTTTAACTTTATCGCGAGGATTCCTAACCTTATTACTATCTAATGATTTATTATAACATTCAATACATTTATTTGTATTTTCATTAAATGTTTTATTAGAAACAACTACATTACATACAGTACATTGTTTAGTTTCAGTATTTAATTTATTATATTCAATAGCAGTATTTTTTTTCTTATCACGATTATTCTTATCATTTACACGGTCTTTCTCTCTACAATTTAGACATTTTTTATATCCAACTGTTTCATTGAAACAACCACGTATCCAATTTGTACAAATTACTTTCCCTTCTTGTATTAATTTATCAAGTTTATCTTTATTTGATAATTTATTTTCCTCCATTATAATATATAATGTATTATATTTTTAAGTGGATTTATCAATTTTTTAGCCAACTTTTTATGTATGCGATGGTAAGTACGGAAATAAAATATTAATAAATATTTATTAATATTTTGCGATGTAGAATAGTATATAAAATACACAACAATTTAGTTGCTGTAAGCGGTGCCGGCCATACCTGACATAACTCTAAGGACATTGTAGTTAACAGTGTAGATGTTGAGTAATGAGTTGGATGATGAGCCAAGGTAGTTGGCGGCATAACCAGCGGCGGCGTTGTTGCGAACACCGAGGTCAACTTGTAAAGTAGCGTTGTCGATACGAGAGAAGTTGCAAGTGCCGGTGGGTTGGTGGTCTTCGGCCTTGAGGGCGAAGCTGTATACGTTGACACCATCAGCTGGGGTGTTGCTGAAGTGTTGGTATGGTTGAACGTAGTTGAAGTAAGCACCGTCTAAAGCTTGGAAGCGGTCGTGGCCGTTTAATTGGATCTTGGCGTTGTAAACGGGGTTGTCAGAGCCGTCAACAAAGTTGCCATAGTTAAAGGCATCAATGACGGAAACGGCAACAGCGTTTAAGACGGCAAGACCAGAAGCTGAGGCACCAGCGGATAATTGGGCAAGAGTTTGAGATAAGTCTTCCATTGTTAATTCGTTGCGTAAAACAACTGAGTTGTCAAGGGCAGCGGCAATGGCAGCAGCTGAAGAAGCACCAGCACCGAGGGTTAAGAGGGTGGCTGGGGAAGCATCAACGTTGGCGACAACGTTTCTGACTTCAAACTTGGCAAGTAAAGCGGCTGGGATACCGGCGGTGGCGGTGTTGATAACATCAACAACGTTTAAGGCAGCGGCGGCGTTGACGCAGTTAGCTGGGGTAACTGTGACGCTTGAGGCACCAACAGTGACGGCGGCAGTGGCTAAGTTGAGGACCTTAGCAAAGCGGTCAGCGGCAGCCTTCCAGTTGCCGGATTGGGCGGCGTGGGCGACCCAAGAGTTACGGGATTGGTAACGGTCTAAGTGAGGAACCCAGATTAAGTACTTGCTTGGGTGGTTGAAGTTGAGGCGGTACTTGTTGTTGACTGAGGTTAATGATTCAGAGCCGGTGAATTGGAGTTGTTCGATTAAGTACTCGTGAGAGGCTTGGGCGAATCTCTTGCGTTCTTCGGAATCAAGGTAGACGTAGTCAATTAATAAGTAGCAGTCCTTCATTTGTTGGGCAGCTGGGGCGGAGCCGACCCAGTTGGTAACGTTGGCGAAGCTGTTTAATTGAACAGTGACACGGACATCGTGGTATTGTAAAGCAATTAAAGGTAAAGCAAGGCCGTTGTTGCGGTTGAACCAGTATTGTAATGGGACGTATAAGACTGAGGCGGGCTTGGCGGCGGTGCTGACTTGGTTGAGGGCGGCGACGTCACCAATCATGTTAGCATAGCCACGTTCTTGGCCAACCTTGTGAGATAATTCGTACCATACGTTGAGCCAGTCACCGTATTGTTCATCAATCTTGGAACCACCGATTTCGATCTTGGTTTCAGAGATTAAAGCGTGGCCGAGGCGTCTAACATAGCCCCAAGCGTTGGCAGAGGCAGCAGCAGCTGGG